GTAAGATTATGAGAGGCCAGTGTACTATACAAAAAATCCAGTGTTTTTTTGTTGACTTGTGGGGTATGTCCTTCAAAAATACAAAGGACCGGAAATCGATTAAGATCTTTTAAAGACTGCATTACATCCGCTAAAGGAACAGTTCCTTCGTCAATAAAAATTTTGGTATTTTTTCTTGCTGCAATTTTTTCTGTAAGTGTAGTAGCCGTAAATTTCTCAAAAATTTGGTATTGATACCGAATTTTTTGGTCGTTGAGCTTGAGAACGTTTTCTTCTGATATTGGGCCAACTCTTGACTCGATAATTTTTTTAAATTTTTCATTTTCTGTTTTGAAGATGTCAAATTTATTATTGTCGTTGGTTAACAATTTATCAATCTCATAGTAAAAATTCAAGATTTTGTCATCAATGTCAAAATCTTCCCTTAAAAAATGCTCAACAAGTGTGTGTACATTTTTTTCAGTATATGCAATGCCATAGGTACGGGCTCCGATAGCAGAAATTTGTCCTTCAACTAGTGGACCTAGTGAAATTAATTTTTCTTTGAGACGCTTGTCGTAGGTAAACTCAATACATACTGCATTTTCACCTTCAGTCGAGGGGTAAATTTTTCGAATTTTTTGTATTAGACGAAAAATTTGTGACCAGCTGTTAGCTTCAATACTAGATTCAACTGTTGGTTCGATTATTTTGATTGCTGGTATATTTTCTTTAAAAATTTTTAATATTAGCTTGGCTTGATTTTCAGTTAAGAATTGTCCTTGATCAATTTGATTGCTTATGCTCAACAATATTCGTTTATCTTTGTGAGGAAATTGCAAATTATTTGCTTTTAACTCTACAGCAACTTTTTTTAGGATAGCGTCAAGATAAACAATCATAATCTTTCAATATCTTCTTCTTCACATTTGTCACCATATTGTACTTCTACAATTTTACAGGGTTCATCAAATGGGTTGTATATACGATGCCAGTCATTTTTTGGAATAACCAGCTGTTTGTGCGGAGTTAGTTCAATAGTAGGTAGTGCGTAGCCTCCTGGCATACGTTGTTCTACCAAACAACGTCCAGAAGTAACATGCCAAAACTCTTGCCTGTACTGATGCCGCTGTAAACTCAACGACTGGCCTGGCATGACGGTGAGCTCTTTAACTTTAGTACCCTGTACATCATGTAAAACTCTATAATAACCCCAAGTCCTAATAGTTTTAGGATTCTTCCAGTCTTCTAAAATCCAAGAACTTGAATTTTTCTTGTCAGCCCCTCCGACACCAAACACAAATTCTATATTAGAGTCAACTACGTCCATCTCTGGAATGTTATGTTCAGTTCTATCGCCGCCATTAGCAAAAATTATTTTGTCATTTGGATAATGAGCTCTTACTTGTTGAATAAAATGTCGGGCTGAGCCGTCTTCATCATCAAATGTATAAACCTCATCGACCATTAATAGATTATTAATGAGACATAATCTCTCATTCCATGGCATGAAGGATCTTCCCTTCTTACGTTCTAACCATTCGTCGCTGTTAAGTCCTACAATTAGCATATCGCCAATCATTTTAGCAGCTTTGAAATAGGCTATGTGGCCTGAATGTAAAGGATCAAAGCCTCCATTTACTAAAACAATGTTCATAAAGTAGCATCCTCCATTCCAGCAACTCGAAGTTTAATAATGTTACTCAACTGCCATTGTTTAATGTCTAGACTCTTGGTTATACCTAACCATTTGTTACGTAGTAGGGCAAATTCGTTGATAATTTTTTCCATATCAATAACATCCGACTCGCCGTCGACGTATTTTTCAACATCTCTAGAAGTAAGAGCACGTTGATATGTTTCTAGGTATTTTCTAAACAAAGAACTACGCAATCTGCGTAGCTCAATGTTCAAATATTCCAGTATTGCTTCAATTTCTTGTAGTTGACCAAATCGTTGTTCTACAATACCTGGCATACTGGCAGACGCTTTTTCAATATTTCCCGCTATGCGGCTATCATTTCTTGCTGCCACTAATTCAGCTTCAAAATATGCAATAGCATCTGGAATATTTGAAATATCTTTCGATACTTTAGAATACCAACCCATTAATCTTCGTCCTCGTCAAAGTCCCAGTTGTCTTCTTCGTCAAGACTTTCTTCTGTGTCTTGATCAAGGTAATACTCAATGGCTGTATCTAGAGATTCGTCAAAGCCTACTGCTGACTCAAGTACTTTATCACTTATTCCGTGGTCTGCTAGCAGGTCTACATATCGTTCTGCTAGTGCCTCGTGAGTTTTTCTATCAGCATATTCTTTAAACAACATCCAAATATCAGCAATTTGATTCTCATTCATGATTTAAGATTTCTCCAGTTTCAAGATCGATGTTAGATTTTACATTAGGATTGTTAGCAAAGTCAACCATGACATTGTCAAGACATCCTTCCTCGTTGCGTTCCCATTCTTTACGGTAAAGCTTAATTTCACTACCATCGGATCCAACATATTTAAGTCTGTTGCCATCTTTTTGGAGGAATGATTTTGCTTCGAACAAATCAACAAGACCGCTATAGGGGTTCATGCCTTGCTCGTATGGAATTTTAATTTGTAGTGTTTCAAAAGGTTTAGCATAGCGTGTTTTCATAATTTTACATGAAGCACGAATACCTTTTACTTCTGAAATCTTGTTGCCATCTTCATCTTCTTTCAACTTTAGCTTCTTCATGGCAACCACAATAGAACTTGCGTAAACGAAGCCTTGGCCGCCTGAGATTTTATCGTCTGGATCGAACATATCTTGGCTAGCGTATGTGTGATTTGTACAAACCATTCCAACATTATAACTCCCAAACATGTTTACACAGTTACGGACAAGACTAGTCAATGCTTTAGGCTTACGACCCATGTCACCTTTCATATCACCTGCCTCAAACTGATTAATATCAGTAGGAGTGAGCAACATACCAAGGCTATCAATGACAAATAAAACTTTTGGACGTTCTGCCATTGCCTTATATTCTTTCATGAACTCTGAAATGGTCTTTGCCACGTCATCAATCATGGCCATGTTTAACTTAAGAAGTTTTTCTTCTGAAGTATCTACACCTAATGCTTCAAGCCATGCTTGGTCTAGTGCATTTTCACTGTCAATTAAGACAACATAGATGCCTTGTTCCTGTGCGTGTTTGATAAGGTTGCCAGAGCAGATATAACTCTTGCCTGCGCCAGATTCTCCCGCAAATACAGTGACCTTGCCCAAGGGAATCCCCTTGTTAAAGTCAGAACTAATCAAATAGTTTAGAGCAAAGTTACCAGTTGAAACCCAGTCAGTAGGATCATTGAATCCTACACCTAACCCGTCAATGCTCTTGGTTAGGGTTTTACGAAATTTTGATAAGTCAAATGCTTTAGTGGCCATAATTATTGATCCAATGGTAATGTGTTCCACTCTTTAACTAGAGTGAGTACGTCTTCTTCTGTGTTACACAGAGTTTTTGTATTAGACCAATCTTCTTTTTTATTTCGGCCACCAATTTCTACCATCCAACCATTGTCATAACGATTAATAGTAATTGATTCATTTACTTTTGCTAATTTTGCCAATTTACTCATATTATTCTCCTAAAAGGTGTGAGAACTCGGGCGTAAGAACTATGTCTCAGAGGCCCAAGCCGTATTTTTATTGCTTGTTACGATTGCGAATCATCGCAAGAATGTCTTGTGCGCTACCACTAGGAGTAGTTTTTGATTCAGCAACAGGAGCAGATGCGCTCTTTGCAACAGGAGCAGGTTCGTCATCAAACTCGTCTGCAACTGGAGCAGGAGCTGCCTTGCGTGTAGTGTTAGGATCACCAGTCGCTTGGCTCATACCTGCTGGTTTGAAGTATTGACCCCAACGTTCCATATCATATGGCTCGCCGTCAACTGATGCTTCAAACATTTCCTTAATGACTTTAACTTCAACATCACTAGGCTTCTTGGGTAAGAAGTCTTTGAGACTATAAAGTCCGTGAGTAGCAACTGCTGCCTGCTCTTCGTCATTTAACGGACGCTCACGACGGCTCCACTTTGATGTAGAGTAGTCAGCATATCCACCTTTGCTGGTTTTGATCAATTTAAAATCAACACCATGTACAGTATCAGTTGGGAGATTGTCCATTTCTGGGTCAAGCAATGCACCGCGGATCAATTGGAAGATCTGTGGGCCGATAATGAATCGACGAATTGGATTTTCTGCTTTGTTGTCTTCTTTAAGACCGTCTTCTACGACAAAACCTTGGAAAATGTACGAACGCTTTTTCCAATATTTACGACCCATGTCCTCAAGATTAGGATCTTTAAACCAGCCACGAACTTCTGATAAGATTGGGCAAGTTTCGCCGTACATCTCAACGCAGGGAACGTTGACAATGATTTGCTTTGAATCGGTTTCACCTTTGACTCCAGCAAACGGCAATTTGATCATTGCACGTTCTACCCAGAAAAATGTGTTATCAGTGTTACCATCGGGTAAAAAGCGGACTACTGCTTCTTGACCTTCTTTGAGATTCCAGAACGGGTAAATTGAATTGTCACCGCCTGAACGTTGATTGTTGTCGGAACCACGTAGTTCCTGTTCTTTGAGCTTTGCTCGGATTTCTGCTAAAGATGCCATAATTATTTCTCCTATTAATAGCCTTTGTTTTGCATTTCTGCGATTTTATTTGCCTATAATTTACTTTACACCATTGTAAAATAAAAAAGCGCATACATGTTATTGTATACGCTTTTATTTATTAAAGCAAGAGAAATCTTGCTTAAAAGTGATTTATTTTAGCCGTTTTATCTCATTCCGGCTAATTTTTTCATTCTTGTCATTTCGCCAATAGTCTGTAATTTAGCAATTACCTTTTCGGCAATTGGACCTGCACTATCGCCAAATTTCTTTTCGCAGGCAATTTTAACACCTTCTTCTCCTTTTGGAAAAGTGCCTTCTTCTGCATTGTACATACTCTTAACAAATTCAATTAACTCATCAGATTTGTTTCCAAATACATCTTCAATCTTCATACCTGCCTTGGTAATAGCTTCGCCTAGTGTCATTTCTTTACCAGCAATGCGAATAATAGTTTCTGCTGTTGCACCAGCCTTCTTTGCCTTTTTAATAGCATCGGCCATTCCCTTTTTAGCCAAATGACGGGCTTTATGTTTAATAGTATTTCCAAACTGATCTTTATTATCGCTTGATTTTTTGTAAGGACCATCAAACGGAGGATCTTCTTTTTCTTCTGCAACTGGAGGTGTTGCTGGTGGTGTTGGTTCAGCAGCAGGGGCAGCAGGTGCTTCTGGAGCTGGGGCAGCAGTTGGTTCAGCAGGTGCTTCTGGTTCAGCCGGCATTTCGGGCTCAGTGGGTGTTTCTTCAAAATTAAGTTTGCTTAACACATCTGTGCCGTTTTCTTTGTCTTTTATTTCCACATAATCTTTAAGTATGTCTCGTACGTCTTGGTCTGGATTAATGTCTGCTAGTTCTTTTAGCACATCCATTAGATCATCGTCTTCAATAATTCCTGATAAGCTCTCAATGGCATTATTTCCATCTGTGCCAACAGGAAAAGGTTGTGATACTAATTGATTAAGTTTTTCAATAGCTTGATCTTGCTTCTCTTGATCATCACTGAATATGTCTGACGAACCCTCTACAATGCTGTTAAGGTATGATTCAAACTCGTTAAATTCTTTAACTTCTTTATGAGCGTTTTTATCTTCGTCTTCGTCTTCTTCGTCAATTAAATCTTCAATAGTTAAATTTTTAACTGGAACATCGCTTTCATCTATTAGTTTAAAAATATAAGGGAATACATTTTTAAGTTCTTCGTTGAATGTACGGATAGTCAAACGATCAATCCAATCATTCATAATTTCTTCAGGTATTTCTTTTGCAGATGTCTCTTCAAAATTTTCTGCAAATTGTTCGTAGTGATTAACATTTTGTAGACTAAAGATTTCTTTTTTAACTTGATCAATGCGCTCTAGAACTTTAAAATTTACTGAACTCATTGCTTCGCTGACCATTGGATTACGTTCAACATAACCTTTAAACATACGTAGTTTGCCAAGTTCTTCACTTAAACTAGTAATGTGTTGACCCATTGAGTCATAAGGTGTTCCGCCATGACAGATATGTTGAGCTAATGCTCTAGCACCATTTAAATGTTTGAAAGGATATTTAAATCTTTCACCTTGTGCATTTTCAATATAGATGCTTTCTATTCGCTGTGTTCTACCAGCAGGATTTTCTAAATTAATAGGGGCACTGTGTTTTACAATAATTTTTGATTCGCCAAACTGTTGAAAACTAGTTTTGCTTGTGCCATATAGTTTGCTTTCGGTCATGTTGCCGTCTCCGGATTTTTTGGATAAAAAGTCGTAATCTCGTTTTTCTAAATTACTCTTTGAAATGTCTCGTGTATCAAAATTTAATAATTTTTGTTTTGCAAATTCTCGAAGTTCTTTCAGAAATTTGTAAAAATTCTTTTTGGTGTAATCAGATTCTTTGTCTACTATAGCATTTGAATAGATAATTGTAAGGCCGTCTTTATCTCCGTCCTCGTCTTCATCTTTTTCTGCAAGATGGATTGTAATTCTTCCTAAATTTTGTCCATCAATTGCGTAGTCAAAATCAAAGAATCTAGCTTCTGATGGTTTGCCTGTGGTTTCGCTTTCTTTGTCCTTAAGGCTTATCTCTGGAAAAGAAGTACGAATTTTAGCAAATAGCTCTTTAGCAATTAAATTTAGATTTTTATTCATATTCGTATTTATCACATGTTTGTGGAAATAAAAATTGGCATTGGCATGTCAATGTCGTCATCGCTGACAAGATCACTGCTGTTAATAGTGGCATAAACCCGCTGATCCCAATCTCCTAGTACTTGACTCATTCTAACTAACAATAAACATGCACTTACTAGATCGTCTTGTTCATCATTTTTAGCTTTAAAACTTACTCCATGTGCAATAAAAGTTTTAAGCTCTGAAATCAACGGCCTACTGTAAATAGCCATCTTATTAGTTTCTATTAGATGTTTTAATCTAGCAGCAGCAGCAATTTTTGACCCGTGCGTAGTGTTAAATCCTTTGCGGAACTTACGCACATGGCCTTTTCTTACAGGTTCGCTAACAAATAGTCCTGGAAAGTTTTCTTCTCCAATATCTTTTATGCAGACTAATCCTGCTTCACCAACTGTGTTATTTTCTATAGTCCAATAGATGCTGTTAGGATTATCGTCGCCCATGAAATCATTAATGTATCTTAATATTTCTCGTAATATTTTAATCTGCCCTTGTATAGGCGTAAGATTGTGTTGCCACTCTGCTACTTGAGTAAAGCTAGGTAATTCAAACACTTCTATAGCAGCATTGTTGCCTCCTGTACCTAAACTAGGATCTAATGTAATAG